AAATAGAAGAGTAAGTGTTCCAGATGGGAACTTTGAAGAACTATCAATTTGGGAAAATCGTAAGAGATTGGAAAATCTATATAATATTAAAATACATAGGTTTTCTGGACAAAGTACTAATTTTGTCTTTTATCTGTGCGGGAATTTAGTGCTAGGATATTTTAATAAAGAAGGATCTAACAATTCAGCAATTTCTAATACAACATTAATCGAGAATCTTCCCATAGAATTTAGACCAAAAATAAATTTAACATTTATGGGAACATCTGTAGATGCTCCATCTACGACAGAAGTTAAAGTCCAAACAGATGGAAAAGTTTTATTAAAAAGAACTCAAGGGGTTTTTTCTTTTGGAACTATTATATATTTTACTAATTAAGATTTGCTAAAAACAATAAGAATGGAAAATTTATACACAACTAAAGAGGAAAAAACAAAGTTAAGTTTAACTCAAATTAATAATGTAAATCTAAATAACATTACAGAAGCTGGTTTTTACACTTCGTCTGGATGGAGTAACAATATTGTAGGACTCCCAAATGAATTAAATCATAATGAAGGAAGAGCGTTTTATTTAGTTGTTTTCTCATTAGGAAATGGTAGTTATTGTCAGCAAATCTTGTACAGTTTCAAAGGAATCATTTTTTACAGGGCTATAACAGGAGCTAATAGTACTTTTAGTCAATGGAGAAGAATTAACTTAACTTAACCCATAAAGTCCAAGTTGTTTCATCCTGTGCAGCTTGGTTGACTCTTGTGTAAACCCCTATATTACTAATGTAAATCTGTGTCTTTCTTCCAAGATTAAAAGTTATTAAAGTCCCCATATTACTGCTATCTTGTAATGGTTTGTTTCTTAAAGAAGTTCCAGACCAATGCTCCACTCCAATTAAACAGTCTGAAAATACTGAATTACAATCTCCAGTACTTTTAATTGTGATTAGATTTTCCAATCTCTTACGATTTTCCCAAATTGATAGTTCTTCAAAGTTCCCATCTGGAACACTTACTCTTCTATTTTGAGCTTCTTTACAAATGTAGAATTTCTTGTTTCCTGGGAAATAGTAAACATTCCCCTTTACTGCTTCGGATAATGGAAATTTCCCGTCTTCTTTTCCAAGAGCAGAAACTACTCTATCATCTATTTCTAATGCTGTTCCTTTATATCCACCATTTTGTGTGTAATTTTCTTCAAGGTATTCTTTATTAATCCAAGTGTTTTTTCCACTCCAATTAATTATAGTTGTATCAGAATTTGTTACCTCCATTCTAATATCTATTTCAAAAGCTATCACACTATCAGTTTTAGCAGGAATATATTGAGCATTGTCCTCATTACAATACCAATACAAGCAACCATTAGAAGTATTGTCATTTACATAAATTCCTATCTCTTTCAGATAAAAACCTTGTGTTATATCATCATTAGTTATCTGAATTGTTAGATTAATAGCATTATTTTCTTGTTCTTTTTTTAATATTCTTACATCTTTTTTATATGAAATAAGAGATGTTTGATTCTTTGGATTTTGTCCACTTACTACAGCACCATCTCCTATTTCTACTTTTAAAAATTCTACAGCTAATTCATTTGCAAGCCTAGTTGCTAAATAGTCAGCACCTTTTTTTGTAAGTCCTCTAAAAGCCATTTAAACCTCCTTTTTTAATCTATAAACTAAAGCATTATTAAATACTTTTTCTCCAACTAGATTAGTTAGTCTACTATTTTCTTTTAAAACTTTTTTAGCTTTATAAATTACCATACTCATTACATTAATTCTTTCAGAATTAGTTGGAATTACATTAATTACTCTTAATCCTAAGTTAGCTGGAATCATAGGTCTTAATTCTTTGTATATACTGTAATCAAAATCATTAAATTCCTCTTGCTTTTCTAATCTAATATCTAATTCATATTTATCATTAAATAAAATTGGAATAGCTTTTGTCTTAACATTTTGATAATAAGTAATTAAAAATTCTTCTAACCATCTCCAAGTATATGGAAGAGTAGCATTCCATTTTATATAAACTCTCAATTGCCTATCTTTTAAATTATCAGTTGCCTTAGGATAAATATTCATCATTTTTTCAAATTTAGATATTCCTAAAACATCTGTAGAAAATATAAAACCATTATTAAAACTTCTTCTAATTTCATTCCAAAGTTTTGTTAAATCTACATTTTCAATATTAAAAATAGCTTGTATTTCTTTATATTGCTGCATAAAATCAGGTAAATTATCATATAGGTTAACATCTTTAAAGTTGGACATAATTTCCATCTCCCCACACTGGAACTTTAAAAGAGTCTAATGTAAAGTTTTGAGTATACCCATTTATTTTAGTTTCTTGAATATCTATAATATTAGGATTCAATGCTAAAATTCTTGATTCTATTATTGATGTTCTTACAACTATCTTTTCTGATTCTTTGAATTGTTTTCTTAACTCTAAAAGGTATGCTTTTAAAGCTTTATCAATATCAGTTTTTATATTAGTAACAGATAAATCTTTTAAAGTTAATTTCGTAGCAATATAAATTTTTTCTTGCGCTGGAGTATCAACTGTAACTATATGCCCTATTGGAGCTAAACCTTTCCCTGTTTGGTCTTTAGTTGGGTCTAACACTTCTTGAATTTTAGAAATTAAAGATGTAGAAGCTACATTAAATTCACTATCTAAAATAGTTACTCTTACTGTTCCTCCACCTTTCCAAACAGGTGTTACTTTAACTACTCCTACCCCAGCTTGTGCCATAGTTTTTTCTTCATAGTCTTTTATATTTCCACCATAAGCCTGTAGATTAAAACTATCTAAATATCTTTGCCTTATACTTTCAGTTTCTTCTTCATCTTCACCAGGAATAAGCATTTCTGTTATTTTTGCTGATGTTAATCCAGGAACATAGTCTATTGGGACTAAATCTCCTACTGAACCATTAGGTTCTTCTCCATAAGTTTCACATTCCAACATATATTCAAATGTTCCAGCAGGTAATTTTTTTATAACGATATAATTATAGATATCTAAAGAAAATCTACTTCCAATAGGAATATCCATATTAAAGATACCTTTATATACTCCAACACTTGCAGCTTTTGGTTTTATTCCTCTTTCTGCTGCTCTCCTTATTAAAAACTCTCTGCTTGCTGTATCTCCAAAAGTTTGTTGATAATATTCAGCTATTGTCAAATACATTTGAGCTTCTTCTAAAGAGTTTCCTGCTGTAGCATCAAATACTACTGACCCTTCACGAGTATCAATATTTTTACGAACCCTACTTAATTTATCATTCAATAAATTTTCATAATTCTTATCCTCGAACATTTGCTACTTTAACCTCCTTAGCTATTTCAATATCTCCAAAAATTGTTTTTGCTGTAAAAGTCATTGCTAAACTTTCTCTTTTCTTTGTATCATCAAATAAAAAAGACTCTACTGCAATAATTCTTTCGTCTTGCAATAAAGCCTCTGATACTCTTGACACTAATTCAACTTTACAATAACTTTTAGATTTTCCAAACAAGTCCTTTAATTCAATCCCATAGTTCCAACTATAAATTGGATATTGATATCTCTCAGTATTTAAGATTTTATAAATAGCTTGTTTCATAGCTTCTTGTCCATCTGTTTTTCCTGTAATTTTGTTTCCAAAGATAGCCATTTTATATGTCTTAGTTGGAATAGCTTCCACTTCTGATTTTATTTCAACTCTATCATTTCTAACTGGTAGCATTATAATCACCCCCTTTAAATAAAAAAGAGGAGCTTTTATACTCCTCTTGATTAATTAAATATATTTTCTAAATTCTTCTATTGCACTTTCAAAATATCTAAAATTAGGTATCTCTTTATTACAATACTTTGCTTTTTCATGAACCCAATATCCGTTTTGTTCTGTTTTCAAGTTGTATTTATTAGAGATAATACCTATCTTTTGAACAGATACTCCTAATATCTCTGCTATTTGAGTGGCAGTTATAGTTTTAGCTTCCACTTCTGGTGGTGGGATTAGTTCTTTTCCTGTTAAAACTTTTGTTGCTTCTGATACCAATATTTCTTTATATCTTTCACTTTTTGAGAATGGTATTAAAGATTTTA